GTCTCTATATCGCTTGAGTAGTTCATACTCATTCTTGGAGACGCCTTCAACATCTACGTATGTACCAAAATAGCCACCTGCTACGGTGGCTACGCTGTCGTCACTGTTAGGGGGAACAGGGGATTGTCCCTTATTCCCCCCGTCGTCTTTGATTAAAAAACCAAATAGTTGACTCATAATTAATCGATCTGATTACCTGATAATACTATTTATCAGGTCAGAAAATCATGCTGTTAGGTTCTTATCATCAGTATCCACGGTCCAGTAAGAATACTGGAACTCAACTGTGAACTCTTCGATTTGATCGTTGCTGTCATAAGCAAGATCAATCTGGGAGATGCTAGTTGGGAATGCGTGACGCAAAGTATACTGGCGAAGAACAGTATTACCCTTACCAGTATCTGCAGCTTCTTTGGCATCCTTACGGAGTTGCTTGACGATGATTGGTTGCATGTAACCATCAGCCTCACTTGGTTGGAAGAGAGGTGCAGTGTTAGACTCGTGAGAGTTCATCGAAGCCAACCAAGACTCAAACTTACTACGAATCTTGAACTCCTTATCATTGAAGAAGGTTGCAGACCAGGTGTCGAATGTACGATCACCAACGATCTTGACAGTTCTTCCTCTGAAAGGAACCTCAATCACTCCCAAGTTGGATGCTGGGAGTGCTGTGGATTTGCAAAGTAAATTTACGTCATCATCTTCCTGTCCGCCTGGGAAAGGAATCTGAACGTAGAACATATTGGGCTTGACGCCCTCACCAATACGTTGAATAAAAGAATTAATACCAGCCATTGTTTTTGCCTCTATGGATATTTGATCAGGAACCGATTACTTCAGCGAACGAGACGCCAGTCTTCGTTGCGGTGAATGTAACTGTGATGTAGTTAATAGAGCGAGTTGGTTTCAGGAATAGTTCTGCAACAAACTCGTTACGATCAATTACGTCGGGGGTGTTATTGGACTCATCACATACCACGAGGAAATCAGTTACGCCACGACGTGCCTGAACTTCTGCCATGTAGCTGCTTGCAGCTGATAGGAATGAAGAACGAGTTGTCGCATCGTTTTGCTCAAATAGAACTGTCTTGGCAAGATCTCCAACTCTCTTCTCAACATTGAGGAAGAGACGACGAACGTTAATACGATCGAAGGAAGAAGGAGACGCAAGTGCAGTCTTGTCGCCAAACAGGGTAACGCCGCTACCAGGGAATACAACAACAGGGTTGATTCTGGACTGATAGAGTTCGTCTCTGTCTGCCTTGCTTGGGTTGTATGCTAGTTTGATAGCGTTACGGAGGGAACCTCTGTTGACACCAGCAGGGGAATACCAGTCATCGAGGAGGCTACTAGTAGCAACACACAGACCAGCGATATCGCCATTGCAAGGAATGTAGCGATACTTGTCATTGAAGCGGTCGTAGAAATACTTGTAACCGCTATCAAATACAGCGTATGACGTAGAAGTCATGCCGTTAAAGAAGTTGAGAGTGTTCTCTCTTTGCTGGATCGCAGTTAGTGCGCCAGCAGTTCCAACTTGGTTGCCTTTGTGTGGAGAAACGAATGCGATGCAATCCTTTCTTGCTGCTGCGATACTGATAACCTTATTTGCTTTTGCTTTGGTGTCAGTTTCGGTAGCGAGCGAACCACCCATTAGAACAAAGTTCAGGGTAGGAACTAGTTCTGTATCAGAGAACTCATCAAATGCTGCTTCAATTTCAGCAGGGGTGTATACGTAGTCGTCAGCACCACCAGTTAGGGTCCATGCTTTTGCACCAACTAGGAGCAACTTGCCAGCAGAAGATGCAGCAGGTTGATCTAGTGAAGTACCACCACCAGCAGATGCAGGTTGTGTTCCAGCAGGAATTACTGTGCCGTTAAAGAAGAAGCTTGATTGCTGTTCGATTACATCTCTGTAGAAGTTAGCAGCGCCTTCAGTGTTTCTACCGTCAGACAGTTTGGAAACAAACAGAACTCTTTCTAGTATAGTATTTGCTGCGCCAGAAATTGCTCCATCAGCATCAATAACTGCGAAGTGCATTTCGTCAAAAGAAACACCTCTTTCTGCAGCATATGCAGAAGTACCAGGGCGAGGACCGATAGCACCAAGTGTTAGACTTGTGCCAGGGATTAGAGTGTTGGTGTACCAATCTTTGACTGCAGTGATTGTGATTGCAGTATCAGTTACGGTTGCAATATCGACGGTTGCGTCTGCACCACCGCCAGCAATTGTGATTGTATCGCCACTAACGTATCCAGATCCACCTGCTGCTACGGCAACGCTAGTAACGCCACCGCGTACAGTAGCGATAGAACCGCCACCGTCGTTACCACCACCAGCAACGGTGATCGTGTCTCCTACTGCATAACCAGTACCTGCGGCATTGATTGCGAGAGAAACGATAGAACCGCCAGCAGCTGTGATATCAACAGTGAGTCCACTACCAGTACCATTAGTTGTGGTTGCTTGAGCAGTTGCTGTAACGTAGGAAGAACCACCAGCACCACCATTTAGTGTTAGAGGAAGACCTGCAGAAACTGTGAGGTCTAGGGTAAGTCCAGTACCAGATCCACCAGATGTTGTAACAGCAGATGCGGTCTCATAAAGAGTACCACCAGCGGTGACTGCGGTAAGACCTGAAACAACACCAGTATCAGGTGTGTCGATGCTATCAGCAGTTGTTAGTCTAGTATTAGGATCATCCAGAATTAGTGAAGCTGTAAGTGTTCCAGCGTCCCATCCGTATACGACTGCTTTCTTACCACCAGTGAACGTGACTGTATCACCAACAGAGAGTCCTGCAGGTGCTGCGGTCAATGTTGCTAGCTGATCAGCACCACGGTCAACAGTAACAATCTTAAGTGAGTTGCCATGTGTACCAGGTGTTCTTGCAACTAGCATGTTGCCTGCACCGTTACCTGCTGCCCAGTCATCGTCATTCTTGACTACAACTGTGCCACCAGCTACGGATGCAGTATTTACGCCAGTAGCAGCACGAACGACTGCTAGGCGACCGCCGTATCCTAGGAATTCCGATGCTACGAAAAAGTCCTCGGCGTTTGAGTCGGTGGGAGCACCGAAAACTGAAATTAATTCTTTCTGTGATGAAATATTCACTACCTTTCCGATCGGACCTTTACGGAAAGTTGATGCGTGAGCAGCGGTAATCTCCGATGCACCTACGACAACAGCATTAGATAGGTCACGCTCTCTTAATCTAATTCCAGGCGAGACTTGACTTGCCATGTATTTTCTCCTTGAGTAAACCAAATTTGATCTATAGGTATTTAGATTTTTGGAACTTTCAAGTGGGGAAACAATGCACGAACTCTTTACCAGTCTGGATAGATATCTTCCTTATATTTTCTTCTTTTATTCGTTACTCTTTGTTTGGTACATTCTTTACATTCGTAGGACCAGGCAGATAACGATGTTCTATCTGGTCTAGATCTGTAGAAGTCTGTAGTTAGATCTTTAGTTTTTCCACAAGCTCTACACTTTCTTTGTTTGAAAAGAATAGTATCCAGATCAAACATATCTTCTACGTCCATTAGATACTCCACATATATGATACATCTTCCTGTGTATCACCATACTCCCAATGAGATCCATCTTCTACAAATCCTTCATCACCTTCTAGACCTGTAGTAATAAATCCGAATGGTGCCATGTCTTGTTCGATCTGATTCTTTTGTTCGTCATAGATACGTTTACGAACATCATTATCAGTAAGCTCTTTAAAGTAATCTTGCTGCACTAACCAAGCAAAGATTACCATACACATTACCAAGTCATCATGGAATCCTTCATCAGCCTCAAAGGATTGCTTCTTCTGAATGAACGTGGTAAGTTCTGATATAATTTCGTAGTCATTAAAGATAAGTTTATCATCTTCAATAATTTGTTTGAGGTTGGCACAACCAACTTTCTTCACGGTGACACTCATCTTGACACCAAGTTGTGTTTTAGAACCAGAGAATCCGTGCCCTACAATCTGCCCTGCACGCCCTCTCATGGCGCACATAAGCACGTTAGGATACTCA